GGGTCTATCAACATCTGTCCGTGGCTTAGGCTACATAATCTTACTAGTAAGGAATGATATGAAATACAATTTCGTTGTCGGTGCTTCGCAAGAGGTCACCCTGCACAAGATGTTTGTCGTGGCTGTATTGGCGATGTGCAATAGCGGTAACAAGGTGGAGTCCATCCGGTTGCTGCGTACTCAGGGTATTGATGGTTTGAGTGAGGCCAAGGATTTGGCTGAATTCATCATGGAACAGTTTGAATTCGATGCCAGTGGTGCGATGCTGATCAAGCGTTCTATCCCTGTTGTTCGTTTCTTGGGTACACATCAAGACTAAACATTTAATAGGAGTCCAGCTTGCTGGATTTCTACTAGTTGTTTAATAGTGTAAACGCACTGACAATCTAGACTGAAAGACTCTCATGGCTACAAACACCAATCGCGTGGTTCCCTCCCATACCAATCGCAACGACAAGCCTTCCAAACATGCCAGCATGTGGAATGCCCTTGCCTCTCGTCGTGCTGAATTGAACAAGAATGGCGTGGCCGTTACCTTTAAGAAGACCAAGTAATGGTTGATTTCAAGGCCATCATTGTCCTCATCATCGTTCTCTCTGCTTACTTACTCGTTAGGAATTAACATGAAATCCGTCCTCATCTTCTCTCTGTCTGCCTTTCTTGCCGCTTGTGGAACTGTCCCTGATGTATATATCCCGCATGGTGATAACAATGGCTCGCGTGGTTCGTCGCATTCTACGCCTTCCGCACAAGCAACTACCACTGTTTCCGGGTCTATCAACACGCCGTCCAAGCCATCAACACCTAGCACTACGACGCCTAGTGTGCCAGTTGCTGTCAAGCCAACGCCAGTGACACCCAAGCCCTCTTGTGGCTGCAAGAGTGAGCATGGTGAGGGCCATGATGGTGGTAAGGGCAAACGTGGTGAGAGCAAGGGAGAACGTCATGGCAAATAAGATGCTGCGCCGTTCTTTTCTAACACTGTTAGTTGTGGGGTTGGTTGGCTGTACCACTATTCAGGAGCCTCCCTAGCTCAGATGATTTGTGCTGGTTGACTGACGATTCTGTTCTTTCGTGTAACAAGTAGGAGGTAGTTTCCTCCATGTTCAATTTTATTTTAGGAAAATACAATGTACTTTACAATGGTTGACCATACCGAAAATGGTAAGACGTATTCGCGTCGTGTTGGTGTGATGACAGCATCTTTCAAGGCCGCGAAAGAGAAGGCTATCAAGAAGCATGGCTATGTGGTGGATGAATCCAACCATGTGATTGCTCAGGCCATGAGTCCTTTCCTGCCCAAGTACATTGGCAATGACCGTGGGACGGAGACCTTGAACGGATGTGAAAGGTCTATCAACAACCGCGTCATGGACATTGGTTCTGGTGAGGATTGTTTTGCGTAAGCAAAATAAGATTGCTATGCTTAATTTCACAGTATGTAAAAGCGAGTCCATGTACTACCGCTGCATGGGCATTACAGTTAAGGCTAAAAGTCTTAGTGGTTCCCCAACAGACCTTGTTGTGGGTAAGATTGAGAACTCCGTGGGCAATTGCTGTGGTATGTCCATGTTGGGTTCCTTGACTTGTTATGGTGTTGGACCAAATAAGCCCTATTTCTGGAATGTCCCTGAAAATGTGGATGAGGTCATCAAGCTGCTCAAAGACCAATGGGAAAATACACGGTTGTTTCGTGACCCAGATGGTGAGGCTCTAAGTCTGTTTGTTGTAGCTGGATTCCATGTGATTTTGTCGCGTGAAACTCAGCTATATGACCAAGCACTTCGCAATCATCCCAACATTAAACTGGTTCAACAGTTTAAGAATCGCAAGAGTGCTGGTGGTGGTTATAGTGGTGGTAATGAGTTGTCCCTTTATTTCATGGAGTTTTAAATGCTACAATATCTGTTTTACAATTGCACTGATAAGTACGAGCGTCGCCCCCTTCAGCTTGCCAAGCAAGTCTGTGTCTCTGACCTTGGACATAATCAGGCTACGGCTGATGACCATGATGCATACTTCCAAAGTTGCCTCAAGTCTGGTGAGTATAGCGCACTCCATATCATGGTTCTGCGTTTGGACCCTGCCAACGGCATCACTGAGGTTGTGCGTAATGAGTACGCTGAGAATCCATTGAAGCAACGTATCGTCATCAATGCACCAGCTAAGGTGCAGAAGAAGGTAAAGACTGCTGAATGGAATACAGTCATGTTCGATGACTTCACTCAACCACAGGTGGAATCGGAATGATTGAGCAGTACTTCCCCAGTGTGCGTCCGATCAAGACATACACTACCTACACTTCGCCCAATCGCCTGCCCTCTCCTGTCCTTGCCTTGCCCGGCCAAGGTCTAGGTGACTACAAGGCCAATCAAGTGCCGTCGGTATTTGAAACGTCCAAGGCCGAACGGTTGGGTCTATCAATCGAGGAATACCGCCGCCGCTGTGGTATTGTTGCTCGTGCACAGACAGAATGCAAGTTGTCTGTTGGTGACATTGTTTGGCCTACCATTGAGGCTGACTTTGAACAGTATGGTATGTGTACTGTTGTTGGTGTTTGCCGACATTACAATGATTATGGTGAGGTGGAGTGGCGTGAACCACCTTACATCCTGAGTGTTCAACAAATGTCTGACCGTTCAAATATCTTGAACTGTACTGGCAATTGGGTGAGCAAAGCGCGTCCGTTGTTTGTTGTGTCTGAAAATCTTGGAGATTGTTAATGTCCAAACAAAAATACAAGTTTGGACAGCGCGTACGACTCTTAACGGACGCTTTTAGTTGGTATCCTGCGGGTACTTCTGGTCGTATTGAAGGTTCTTACAAAGAACTTTATGGTGGTGGTGAAAGTGATAAACATATTTACTCTGTACATATTTACCAAAATGGAAAACGTGTAAATACTGTTTCTTGGATTAATGAAAACAAATTGGAAGCTCGCTAATATGAAGCCGTTGACTCTTGGTTATTGCCCAATTGGGCATGGTGATTCCCCCTTCCGTGATGTGTTCAAGCTTGAGCAAGACGTATCCAAGGTGGGCTTTGTTGGTGTTGATGCTGTGGTGTTCTGGGGTGGTCAAGACATTCACCCTTCTCTATACAATCATGGCATGAGCAAGCGCAGTCAAGCTGGCAGCACTCCATCAGCACGTGATGTGTTTGAATGGAATGCCATGAAGTACTGCAAGATGCACAAAATCCCCATGATTGGTGTGTGTCGTGGTGCTCAGATGTTGTGTGCTGCTGCTGGTGGTTGGTTGGTTCAGCACATGAATGGTCACACTAACGGTAGTCATGCTATGATTACCAGTGAGGGTGTGGTTATGTCCACAACATCGGCTCACCATCAACTGATGTACCCATTCCATGTGAATCATGAGGTGTTGGCTCAGTCTACTCGTAAGCTGTCACACACTTACCTCGATGGTAATGACAGTGAAATGGATATGCTGAACAAGCCTGAGATTGAGGTGGCTTGGTTCCCGGACATTCTTGGCTTGGCTATTCAAGGCCACCCTGAATGGTCGCAGAACGATTCGGACTATGCAAAATATTGCAATGATCTGATTCGTGAGAAGGTGTTGGGTTTGGTTGACATTGCTTATTAAGGAGTAAATTATGCGTATCGGTAGCGACCCTGAGACTTTTTTGGTTGACGTTAATGGCAAACCCATCAGCGCAATCGGTTACATTATGGCTGATAAGTGGAATCCTTTGCAGATTCCCGACATGCCTGAAGGTTACACACTTCAAGAGGACAACGTATCCCTTGAGTATGGCATTCCTCCAGCCAGCACCAGTGATGAACTGGTACGGTCTATCAACGCTGTCATGGCCAAGAGTCTGGAGTACCTGCCAAACCTGAGCTTTAGCAAGCTGTCTTGTATTGTCTTCCCAGAAGATCAGATGCAACATCCTGCTGCTCACATCTTTGGATGTGAACCCGACTATGATGCATGGACGGGCAAGACAAATCAGAAACCCCAACCTCCGCATCCATTTATGCGTAGTGCTGGTGGTCACATCCACATCGAAACCAAGAAAGATGCCCATGATGTGGTTCGCAATTGTGATTTGTTTCTTGGTGTGGCTAGTGTCCTTATGGACTCTGGTGAAGATCGTAAGAAACTATATGGCAAGGCAGGAGCTTGCCGAGTGAAGCCCTATGGTGTTGAGTATCGCACACTCAGCAACTTCTGGATTTTTGAAGATCGTTTGATTGATTGGGTGTTCCGTAACACCACACGTGCCGAGGCTACTGCTGGCACATGGGATGTGTCTGTGTATGCAGACAGCATCATCGAAGCTATTAACAACAATAATAAACAGGTAGCTCAGTCTCTGGTTAATGAGTTCAACCTTGAGGTGATCTAAATGGAATTTATTACGAGTAATTGGCGAGACATAAGTAAGTATTATGAGAATACTTATGTCAAGTTCAGCGAATATGGGGAACGTCTGTTCCTCATTACGGGAGTCAATCCCAACAGTGTAACGGGTATAGACGAGGATGATACAGCCTTTGAGTTGCATCTGAGTGACTCACATCCGTACACAGTCAACTATCTGTTGCCACACAAGGCAACGTTTCAGTGGGGCAATGAGGTGTATATGTTGCAGCGTATCCCTGCTCGTCAGTATCGTCGTGGTCTGTGCTCTGACAACACACAGATCATCAACGTATCTGATGGACGTAAGCGAGACATTGGTTTTGCTTCATTGAAGGCCTTCACCAACAAGCCGACATACATGTCGTTTAGTGAGGCATTCTTTGCCAAGGGACGTACAAAGGCACTGGCCTTGTCCCCACGTATGACATACATCCGTACTGGTGACATACTGATTGACATGGTGCGTATCGCCAAGTTCAATTATGATACCAAGAAGATTGAGTTGAAGAACAAACTCTTCTTGCCTGAAATCATGCAGCATATGCTGGACTACAACGAAACTATTGAGGTGCAACAATGATTTGGGATGACTATGGTGTGGCTCAGACAATGCAACGTGACCCGTTGGCTCCGTTGTTCGTTGGCCTTGAGTGTGAGATTGAGAGTGTCTCCGATCACGGTAATGCTGGTGGTGTGTGGAATGTGACTACTGATGGCTCGTTGCGTAACAACGGCTTTGAGTACATCAGCCCTCCCATTACGGTAGAGGTAGCACGAGCTAACTTCCGCAATCTACACAGCACGATCAAGATCGGCAAGGATGCCTTCACTCAGCGTACATCCATTCACGTACATGCCAACCTAGCCAACCTTACCTCTGAGGTAGGTCGTAACATTGTGCTGATGTATGCGCTGTTTGAAGAAGCCTTCTTCTTGATGTGTACTGGTGATCGTCGTGATAACATTCACTGCACCCCGTTGACTGAGACATACTTGCCTAGCATGTATGGCACAAGCTTCCATAATATGGTGAGCAAGTGGCATAAGTACACGGCATTGAACATCAAGCCTATTGCCAAGCAAGGTACCATCGAGTTCCGTCATATGCATGGTCATAACGACTCTGTGTTGCTGGATGAATGGCTTGGTATCATTGCCAATCTCATTGAGGTAGGTAAGGCTACGAAGGTTGATGCAAACTTGTTCAATGAGATTAAACTTGAGCAGGTCTATCAACAAATCTTCGGCAACTCACGCCTCAAAGACCACTACGTACTGGTACGTGGCATGATGGCTAATCAAATTCTCGACGTTAAACTGGCGGTGATCTAATGTGTGGTATTGTTGGTGTTATTCACCGTGGTAATTTCGGCTTCGATAAGAAGACCGAGGGTTCTTTCTACGACATGTTATTCTGTGATACACTACGTGGGGATGACTCCACTGGTGCTATCTTGGTAGAAAATACCACAGGATTTGGTATCATGAAGGAGGGCTACTCAGCTCCTTACGTCATTGATACCATCCAGCAGTCTACTCAAGGTCGTGCCATGTTTAGTCGTGGTAAGGCAATGATTGGACACAATCGCAAGAAGACTGTGGGTGCTGTCGAGGATGCTACTGCTCACCCATTCGTAGTGAATGATACATTCGCTATGGTACACAACGGTACTCTGCATAACCATAAAGACCTTGACCATCATGGTAAGGCGCTGACTGTGGTTGACAGCGAGGCGTTGGCTATTCACATTGAGCCGTTCTTGAACGGTGAATGGGACTTGGCTAAGTGGGAAGAGTGCATTGGTAGGGTTAAGGGTGCGTATGCTGTGGCTTCTTACAGCCAAGTGAACAACTCTGTCTACCTGTTCCGTAATGACCAGCGTCCGTTGGCCTTTGTGGATACTCCTGAGGGATTCTTCTGGGCATCGGAGATTGGGATGCTCTACTGGATTCTTGGTCGTAATGGAATAACGTTAAAAGGACACGAACCTGTCATTGTCAAGGAGAATTCGCTGTATCGAATTGATCTAGACACTAACAAGTTGGAGGTCATCGGTTATGAACCAAAAAAAGCACAGCCAGTAGCCACAACGAAGGCTACTGGTACAATGGGCAATTCCGCAAAGTCGAAGACTTTCACTCGTACTACGGTTGGTGATGTTAAGCGCCTAAGCAAACAGGCGTTTAAGAATGTGAAGCGTCGGTGGATGGAGAAAGTCGTTGACTTCTGGGCCGATGACTTCATTGAGAAAGAGTACCCTAAAACTATAGCACAAGGTGCATCTGATGTTCTCCTCATGGGAGACATTGAAGAGTTCAGCTTTGACCACTGGGTCAGTGCTGAGTTTGATCTGAATGACTTGCATCCTAAGGATGCATTCCTTAACTGCTTGTTTCAAGGCGTTATCTGTGATATGGAGTACGATAAGAACTCTGGTATCGTCACGGTGAGCCTCAACCAAGTCCGTAAAATTGCCTACTCTAAGGTACTCAAAGATGAAACTAAACCTGTTGTGCACTAACTCTACCAAGGGTTCTGCCTCTCTCAAGTTGCTTGCCAATGCCTTGACCCAAACACTGGGTTATAAGGTATGGCGTACAACGTTGGTTAAACCACGCCGAACGTCGCTTAAGTACGGCCATTCTGTCAACAAAGTGTTTCAGTATACTTGGTTCGCAGAGCGAGGTCTATCATCACTGGAGTTCACGCAGTCGCCTGAAACGGCTGCTGCATGGGTTGCTGGTGGCAAAACTGTATTTGGTCGTAAGTACCTGAACAGTTCTTGTGGCAAGGGTATTGTGATCTTTGAGCCTAACGCGGCCAATACCCCTTTGACCGATGTGTGCCCTGTGTACACCGTATACAAGAAGAAGAAACGTGAGTTTCGTGTGCATGTGTTCAAGGGTGTTGTTGTCTCTGTAGTGGAGAAGCGTAAGAAAACTGGATGGACAGATCAACGTGAAACCAAAGTCCGAAACCTCGCCAATGGCTACATCTTCTGCCAAGAGGTACACAACGAACCCGAGGGACTACGTGAGCTTGCTCTTGCTGCGGCAGCAGTTAGCCCGTCAGACTTCCGGGGAGTTGACATTGGCTATAATGAGAAAAACAATGACCTATTCGTCATTGAAGTCAATAGTGCACCCGGCATTACCGGAGCCAACATCGCTAAATATGTCCAAGGAATTACCCAAAATGTATAAGTTCAACAAAGACCCAGTAGTCACCTACCACCAATCTCCACAACGCAACCCAATGAAATGGCAAGTGTTGTTCCGTGAGGGAGACACGTTCACACCACAATCGGGCCAGTTCCAGTGCAAGGACTACTTCAATGATGTTGTAGCCAAGTACAACAATTGGAAAGTCATTGCTTATGGCTTCAACAATGACAAGATGCAGTTCAATGACGAGGGTGTATATGTACGCTTGTTCAATGTGACTGATCGTGAGGTGTTGATGCACAACATCGAAGCGGTCATCAACAAAGAAGCACCAGAACCCTTGACATTGGAAGAGGTTGATGGTACACTATTGATGCTGATTCCTCGTCGCTACTTCAATAGCACCTATCTTGTCTCTGCCATTACTTACGTAATCCGTGTGTGTGCCAACACCACTAAGTTCAAATCTTTTGAAGAGATGATGAAGAGTAAGGAACGTCAATCGGAATACTCCTGCGATACCTATGGTCAGCAGATTCTGGATGGCTGGCGCTTTGAGGTGCCTGAGGAGTATCAGAAGTACTGGTTGTACTATAATGAAGAGATGAATAGTGAGGTTGGATTAGAAAAGCTTGGTCATGGTACAACCATCCACAACTGCGGTCTGAATGCATGGGCATCGGGTCTATCAGCAGAAGTACGCCGTAACACTGAAAAGGAAGCCGCATAATGGATCATTGTGGTATGGAAATAGATCGAGTTGATCTTGAACGTTACCGTTATGGACTAGCTCCCGTTGTTCGTAAGTGGTACAAGGCTACTCCTGTAACGATCAAACAGATCACAGAAGATGCTTTAAATATTCTTACCAAACAATTTAAAAAGAAGGCCAAATAATGCGCTGTAATGCTTGCAATGTAATCCTGAATACTCAGGAAGCCACTCGCAAATTCACCAACTCAGGTGAGTTTGTGGACTTGTGTAATAAGTGTTTTAACACCATCTCTGATGACGTTAAGTACACTGAGAATGATTATGAAGAAGTAGGAGATGAGGATGTCGATGCATAAGAGCTATCGTAACGATACAACCACACCAGCGGGACAAGTTGTACCAGTGGGTACCCCCGCTAACGTAGTCAATCAGGGGGCACCCCTTGGTAAGGAAATCGATGACTACAAACAATCTCTACGAGCATGTCGTTGTAATGACGAATGTGTGAATCTTTGTGAACAATGTCCTAACCGGAGTTAAAAATGTACTTGCTTCTTGCTTTGCAATTGGTTTCTGCTACACCAATGATCGGTAACTGGAGTCAAATTGGTGTATTTGAGACAGAAAAACAGTGTATGAATGTAGCTGCTGTCATTGAAGAGAAGGACAAGACTACCGATTGGGTAGGTAGCTTGTTCTGTGTACCAACCCGTGAACCCGGAAAGAAAGTATGACTACATGGCTAAATTCACAGGGCATAGTGGGTGCCCAAAGTGTGGGTCTAGGGACAACAGGGCCAATTACTCAGACGGTGGATGGTTCTGTTTTGGGTGCGGCGACTCAGGTCGAAGCAATCAATCAGGCTTTGTCTCAGATCGAGATGCAGCAGTTGATGATGGAGGCGGCGATGGCGTGGATGCAGTCACATCACCAACAGACTGTACCACAAGCTATCCAACAGCAATTGTCCAATATCTTGCACGATATGGCATTACAGTCGAATCAGCAATCCACCACGGTATCAAATACTCACCTTACTGGAACCAACTCATCTATGAATACAAAGACAAAGAAGGCAGAATCCGCTGCATACAAGCCCGTAACTTTGACCCTGACCGGGCAGCTAAAGCCAAGTACTATAACCAAGGCAGTGCGTCCGAAGTCTCGCCCATCTACCGGGGCATACAGCAACATTCAGTACAACGTAGCAATGGGAGTACAGACAGGAGCAACAGCAGGGGCACCGACGTTTGTCGGCTGGTAAGTTTCCCAAAGCGGTTGGTCATCACTGAAGATGCCCTATCAGCCATACGTATAGCCTCTCAGTGCGACGCAATGCCTGCACTTGGTACCAATGTACCAGCGCACAAAATAATCGCTCTGAAGGCTCGTCAGAGTGACGGCAGGGAACCTTACGAGTTCATCACAATTTGGCTGGATTCTGACAAGTGGCGTGAAGCAAGGGAGATTGCAGAGAAGTGTAAGTGGGTAGGCCTAGGTGCCAACACTGTATACAGCGATCTAGACCCTAAGTGTTACTCAAATTTAGAGATCACAAAGTACTTGACAAGAAATTAGAACTATGGTATAATTAATGTATAGTTAGTTAAGTAATACATATATACAAGAACCCTTTAGGGGGTTCTTGTTATAATAAAGGAATACAATTGCAATATGAGTTAAGTATAATTAAGAACTTTCTTGTCTATGAAGAATGGTTACGTTGGAAAGACAAGCTGTCTGTTAAAGACTTACCTAAGGAGTTACATCCTGTCTACTCTGTACTAGACAACTTCCATCAAGGTAACACAGACAAACTCAACCTTACGGTTGCTGATCTATCCAACCTTCTGTTTGCTCATAAGCATAAGGATGTTCCGTATTACGAGGGTGTCATTGATACATTGGAGAAGCTTCAAGTATCGACACAATCAACCAATGTCCTGCTTCAATCGTTTGTAGAGAACAAACTACTTAAGGAGATTTCCCTTGCGGCGTATGATGTTACAGAAGGGCGAGTTACAAAAGAGGCCTTCAACAAGCTTCTTGACGCTTTCGCAGCAGAGAAAAATACTGAGGTTCATCAGGAAGAATTCGAATTCGTTTCCGACGATATTGAACAACTTCTTGTCGAAACATTTAGGAAACCGGGGCTACGATGGAGACTCAACACTCTCAATCAGATGCTTGGGAGCTTACGTGGCGGTGACTTCGGGTTTATTTTCGCAAGACCTGAAACGGGAAAGACTACTTTTCTGGCATCGGAAACCACCTTTATGGCTGAACAGCTTGGCGAAGACAGCGGACCAGTTGTATGGCTTAACAACGAGGAGAAAGGTTCAAAAGTTAAAATCCGATGTTATCAAGCTGCGCTTGGCTCAAGCCTCGCAGCGATCAATAGCAACCCAACGGCAGCACGTAATGCTTACATGAAGAAGACCAAGGGTAAGCACATGATCTTAAATCCTCCCGGGTCTATCAGCAAAGGAATGGTCGAACGAATCTGTCGGCAATACAAACCTTCTCTGTTGATCTTTGACCAGATTGACAAGATCACAGGCTTTGAAGCTGACCGTGAGGACTTGAAGCTGGGTGCTATGTACCAGTGGGCACGAGAGCTTGCTAAGGAGCATGACTGTGCTGTCATTGGGGTATGCCAAGCCGATGGCTCTGGAGAGGGTCAGAAGTGGCTTACAATGGGTAATGTAGCCAATGCTAAGACAGCCAAGCAAGCAGAAGCTGATTGGATTGTAGGCATTGGTAAGGTTGCTGATGTAGGTTATGAGAATCTCCGTTACCTCAATGCCAGTAAGAATAAGCTTGCTGGTGACGAGGATACTGACCCAACCTTGCGACACGGTAAACGTGAAGTTGTTATCCGCGCTGATGTAGCGCGCTATGAGGATATTGTATGAGTATGGACAAGGAAGCTATTAGTATTTATGACCTTAAAGCCGAGCGTGACGCGCTGGCTGCGGAAAACAAGGCGCTGCGCAAAGATGCAGAGCGGTATCGGTGGCTGCGCATCCAAGACGACGAAGATTTCTGTTTCGCCGTTGTAAAGAACCCGCACTTTGACATCTACGAATCCAGCGAACTCGACGCTGCCATTGACGCAGCACTCACAAAGGAGGCCATCAATGGCTAACACACTCACCACCCTGTGGGCTGCGCTAAAGTCCGCCAAGCAATCAAAAAGGCAGCTAAATAAATTGTGGGTGTCGTATCATGCAAACGGGACAGATGCTGCAATTGAATCGTGTGAATCTGCAATTTCTGACCTGACCGCACTCATCGCATCTATGGAAGCGCAGGAGCCGATTGGTTACGCCTACGCAAATCAAGACTTCATTGGTTCAGTAATTGGAGCAAAAGGAGAGTGGGCACCTAACGAGATTGCACTTTACACCCACGCGCAGCCAAGTGAGCCAAAATGAAACTACCAAAAAGTAAAACAGGAATCTTCATAGTTGAACGGCATCTCAATGGTGAAACAGAGGGAGTACCTATTGCCGGATGGCTAACCGAAGAATCAGCAGATAATTATGCTGGTGCATGTGAACAGGAGTTTAAAGAAAAAGGTATCCTTGCTTATGTATTCCGTACACATTATGTAACCTTCTACAATGAATGATAACAATTGATTGCGAAACAACAACCTCCAACAAAGGGAGTCCATATGATCCTCGTAATAAGCTCGTTTGTTACTCTTGGTATTCTCGTTCTAGCGGCGGAGCAAGACGTTGGGATACTGACTCAGCTACAGAACTTCAGCATCGGATTGCTAGCAGTAGGCTTATACTTGGATTCAATTTCAAGTTTGATGCCCACTGGCTCACGAGTAATGGCATATCTTTCGAAGGAAAGAGAATTTGGGATGTACAACTTGCTGAGTTCATACTGTCTCGGCAAACCAACAGATTTCCCAGCCTAAATGAAACGTGTATTAAGTATGGTCATCCGACAAAACGCGATGTTGTCAGAGAAGATTTCTGGGATAAAGGAATTGACACAGATGCAATACCTTGGGAGATACTTGAAGATTATGCTTCCTTCGATGCTTATCTTACACATCTTTGTTACCTTAGTCAGATCGAACTGATGACTCCTGCCGAGGTACGTCTATGCTTCCTTCAATCGGAAGACATGATGATCTTGATGGAGATGGAACAGAACGGTTTACCCTTCGATGAGGAACTTTGCCAAGTAAGAGCAAAGGAATTAGATGACAAAATATCAACGCTTAAATCAGAACTCGCAAGCATCTATCCCAACGTGCCTATTAATTTTGGCTCTAATGACCATCTGTCTGCCTTTCTATATGGCGGCATTGTTAAAGAAGATGGTAAGGAGTTTGTTGGGCATTACAAAACAGGCGTAAGGGCTGGAGAACCTAAGTACAAGAACATTGTCATAGAGCACATACTTCCTCGTCTCTACACACCCATCAAGGGTTCAGAGATGGCTAAGGAAGGTAACTTCTCTACGAACGAAGCTACCCTACGTAAGCTTAAGGGTAAGAAGGGTGTACTAGACAAGATACTTGAACTGAGTAAGTGTGAGAAACTGAATGGTACTTATTACCGAGGACTTGTCGATTTACGAAAGGAAATTGGGTGGAACACAAATGTACTTCACGGACAATTTAACCAAACAACAGCCATCTCAGGGAGACTCTCTTCTAGCAAACCTAATTTACAGAATTTCGCATCCGACTTACAAGACATCTTCATCTCGAAATATAATGACTAAAGAACTAGAACAACTACAATACAACGATACTTTGACTGATCTTGCCGCTTCTATGGAGGCCGTAGGTGCTCGACGTTTCTTGTCAGACTTCCGTGATAACTACCCTGCTCACTTCAAGGAGATTCAAGATCAGATTCATCGTCTAGATCAACGACCAGTAGCAGCATTGCTTCGCCCATACGACGATGCTTCTACAGTGTGACGCATCACAACTGGAGTGGAGAGTTGCTCTTGAACTATCTCAAGATTGGGTTGGTATCAATGAAATCATTGGTGGTGAGGACACTCATTCAAATAACCAATCAGCTTTTGCTCTACCGTCACGTCTCATTGCAAAGATATTCTTATTCCGCACTATCTTTCGAGGTAGTGGTTGGGCCTTTGCTAACGACGCAGACTTTACCCATGTCAGTGCTGACCCTAAGTTCTGGGATGATCTGAATGAAAAGTTCTACAAGAAGTATCATGCCTTAGACAAGAAGCATAAGGAATGGATGGCTCTAGTGTCCTCAGGAAAGGACATTACAGGGCCGCTAGGACGTTCTTGGCACTTGGAGATGGGTAGGGACTACAAGGGGGAATTAAAGCTCCCCTTGAACCAACTAGTCAACCTCCCGGTGCAAGGAACTGGTGCTGACATTATGACCATTGCTCGTATCTCTGCATACAAGCGTATTAAGAAAGCTGGAATACCCTGTGACTTTATATCTACTGTGCACGATTCTATCGTTGTGGATACTACTTCTAGTTACCTTTTGCCTATTGCAAAGATTTTTGATGAAGTCTTTAAAGACCTCCCGATGAACATCAAGGCCTTGTTTGGCTATGATTGGAAGTGCCCAATGGCATGTGAAAGTAAATATGGACCTGACATGAAAAACATGAAGAAGATGTTGACATAAGGTCAAAAGTGTGTTATACTATAGGTATAGGAACAAGAGTTCTTATACAACCTAATTAATTAAAAAGAAATAAATGCAAATTCAAATCGTCACTACGACAACCACTACCAAGCCAACTGCCCGAGGTTCTTATCAGGAACTGGAAGTTGTCTACAAGAACCTTACATTTCAGGGTAAGGTTGAATCTAAGAAGATCATGTCATTTGGGGCTGGTGCCTCCAGTTTTACAACCTTGTCTACTGCCTCTGGTGGTTCTGTCTGGGATGTAACTGTAGTAAAGAATGACAAGGGTTATAATGACTGGACCACTTGTGTACCCTCTACGGGGGCCGCAGAAGCCTCTCCAGCAGCCGCAGCTACTAAGGCTAACCCTACCCCACGGAGTACCTATGAAACCCCCGAAGAACGTGCGCAGCGGCAAGTCCTCATTGTCCGTCAATCTAGTCTTAGTAGTGCTATCGCTACTCTTGCTGTCGGTGCTAAGTTGGCCCCTAAACCTGCTGAGGTAATTGCAGTGGCTCAGGCCTACGAAGCTTACGTGTTTGGCATTGTCGATCCGGGTCCAACAGGATTCGACGACATTCCTGACTTTGAAGAAGTTAAGTAATGTCTTAATCTCCATTAGTGTCCTAGTCTTTTTCTATTTGAGCGTGTCCTTGGCATACAAGGTCTATCAAACGGAACTGACTAAGACACTAAAACAGCGCGAGTCTCACGACCTATGTCACGATACACCAACACAACTAGCTTGGGTATCCTACAGGGATGGTGAGGCTCGTTGCTTTTTGGAGTACAAAGAATATCCACACAGAGTGAAAGCAGCTTACATAGATGGATGATTTAGTTTCTTTTTTAATCACTGTGAGTATAGGCGGAACTGTACTTTTATGTTTATTTAAATATTTTATTACATGACCACTGCCCTAATTGACGCGGACATAGTTGCATTCAGATGTGCTGCTACTTGTCAAAAGTATAACAAAGGTGGAACATTCACTACTGTAGAACCAGTTGAAGTTTCTCTGATGCGTACTGATGAGCTGATGCGACGCATACTGCATGAGACAGCAGCAGAGTTTTACTATCCTTATCTAACTGGCTCTAACAACTTCAGGTATAAATACAATCCTGAATATAAAGCCAATCGTAAGGACGTACCTAAACCTGAATGGTTGGAAAAAACTAAAGAGCATCTTGTTCTTAACTGGAATGCTCAAGTAAGCGACGGCTGTGAAGCCGACGACCTTATGTCCATTGAACAAACCAAACAACCAGATGAAACCATTATCTGTACCATTGACAAAGATTTGTTGCAAGTCCCCGGACGACATTACAACTTCGTTAAGTCTGAGTTCCGAACCATTACCCCAGTGGAAGGAACATTCAACTTTTATTGGCAGTTCGTTATGGGAGATAAAGCCGACAACATACCGGGCTTCGATGGCCTATCTCGACAAACAATACCTCGATTCTTGGAAGGAACGCTTTCCGAAATGCAAGGGCTAGCTAGTGATGAACAAGCCATCTTCCAGTATGTACGAGATATGTACAATGACGATGAGCGTCTACTAATGAACGGCATCTGCCTATGGATGCAACGTGAACCAGAACAAATTTGGAAATTCCCCACATAATGTATTACAAAGATATTGAACAAAACAAAGAGGCTAGTCGCCTACGTGACTTGCAACAGAAACGCAATGCTTCCCAACGCCTAGCAGAAATTGCTGCCAAGCGTAAGAAGAACAAGATGCATGGTGGCTAAACGGAAGACATTCAACGGCGGTAATTGGACAGAAGGACGATTCAATTCGTTCATCACATCGACCCTTCGTTCTGGCGCTCGTCGCTGGCAACCAAAATATGATACTCTCAACGCAAGCAAGACAGAGAAAAAGATCAATCAGAAAACAGGCAGGCTTGCCCAACACTACCGTTGTGGCTTATGCATGGGTGAGTTCACACAAAAGGACATGGAAGTGGACCACATACTTCCCGTTGTTGACCCATCAAAAGGTTTTGTATCATGGGACGTATTCATAGATCGTCTCTTCTGCGAAGCTCATAACCTGCAAGCCATATGCCGTGAGTGCCATCTAAAAAAGACAAAGGAAGAACGTAATGTTAAAATGCTCACGGTGTCAGAAGCCAAAGCTGCTGGAGGAAATGTCAGTAGACAACGCAAAAAAATCGGGGATTAGTAGTTGGTGTAAAGATTGTAGAAAATATACAGCTAAAAACTGGCATACTAAATACCCAGATCGTTCTGCTAAACAGGCAGAAAATAAGCCATCGCCTACTTATGAGAAACAGCGTGACTATATGCTTAAGCATCGCTATGGAATTTCACAAGAAATTTATAATCAGATGTTAGAAAAACAAAACCATAGTTGTGCTATTTGTAAAAAGAAAGCTGAAGATTTAACATACCTACTTCACGTAGATCATTGTCACGATACAGAAAAAGTACGTGGTCTATTGTGTAGTGCTTGTAACCTATATGTTGGTTACGCTAAAAACAACCCACATGTCTTTGAGAATGGCATGAACTACTTAAAAGAATAATAAATGCAAATCAGTGAATCGTACGAAACACCAGAAGGAACTGTTAAGTTTCAAGGTGAAATCTCTGGACCAGAGCTAGACATTGTTTTACAGTTGGGGCTGCTTACCCTCATGTCTCGCGGTGCTATTCAAAAGATTGTTGCCCAAGCGGGTGACGAGGAGAACATACATTAAACACGCTGTCATCCCTGACGTACAAGCTAAGGATGGTGTAGACTTTAAGTACCTTACAAAGATTGGTAAGTATCTTGTAGAGAAGAAACCAGACAAATGGATATGCCTAGGTGACTTCGCTGACATGCCCTCTCTAAGCTCCTACGACGTCGGTAAGAAGAGCTTTGAGGGTAGACGCTACATCAAGGACATTGAAGCCTCCAAGGACGCTATGGAGGCCTTGCTGACCCCCTTATGGGAGTTCAATGCCAAGGCAAAACGTAACAAAGAGAAACAATATAACCCCGATCTAATCCTTACTCTAGGTAACCATGAAAACCGTATCAACCGCGCTATCAACGAAGATTCAAAGCTGGAAGGAGTATTGGCTGTGGAAGCTTTGGGTTATGAAGGGTATGGTTGGACCGTTCATCCTTTCCTCGATATTGTTGTGCTGGACGGTATTGCTTATTCCCATTATTTTGTCACTGGCGTTGCTGGACGTCCTGCATCAACTGCTGCTGCTCAGTTACGAAAAACTAACATGTCTAGCATCGCTGGGCACCAGCAAGGTAAACAAATTGCTTACGCGACTAGGGCTGATGGTACAACGATAACATCCATCATCACAGGCTCATGTTATGAGCATGATGAGGATTACATGGGTTCCCAAGGTAACAAACATTGGCGTGGATTCCTTATGCTCCATGAAGTACAAGATGGAGCCTTTGATGAAATGTGGATTTCACTTGACTATATTAACAAACGATATGATTGATACACACGAAATGCTGACGTTCCATCCCTTGCAAACTGTTGGGGATGTGAACAGCAAAGAGAAGGGTTCTGGTGCCCGTTATAATAAGGGCAAACCAGACTTTAGTCTTATCCCACTGGTGACATTGGAAGATGAGGCACAGGTTTGGATGTATGGTAAAGAGAAGTATGCAGCATGGAATTGGGCCAAGGGAATGCCTTGGAGTGTTCCATATGCGTCTGCAATGCGCCATCTAATGGCATGGCAGAGTGGAGAAGAGAATGATCCTGAGAGTGGGTTGCCTCATATTGCACATGCTATGTGTAATTTGCGAATGCTAACTCTATATTCTAAAACCTATCAGGAAGGCGACGACCGTCCAAAGGAATATCTATGACTAGTTTTAGCGAACAGATTCGCCAGATTCGGACAGGGGTAGTAAATAACCCCTATCAAGGTGATGACAAGAAAGTTTTGTTTGTGTGTAGCATGGGTATCTTGCGTAGTGCAACTGCTTCTCGTATTTACGCCAAGAAGTATAACACACGCTCTGCTGGTAGTTGGGGTGATGCACTTATCCCTCTAACACCAATCTTAATTGCATGGGCAAATGAAATTGTTTTTGTCAACAAAGAAAATTATAATAATGCATGTAGTGAGTTTGGCAAAGACGTGTTTATTGAAACTCCAACAAAGGTACTTGATATTCCAGACGAGTATCCTCATATGCATCCTGAACTGATTAAAGAATTTGAACAACAATATGAACCTATCTGACTACGAGAATAAAATAAATGAATTTGCAATTTATCCAGAATCTGGAACGGGCACTCCCTTGGCCCTTGCGTATTGCGCTCTTGGACTTGGGGGTGAAGCTGGCGAGTACTCGGAAAAAGTTAAAAAGCTTATTCGTGACGGTGCCTTGGACAAACCTCTTGCCCTCAAAGAGTTGGGGGACGTTCTTTGGTATCTTACTCGTTCTGCTAATGAGCTTGGGTACAGCTTACTTGACGTTGCTCAAGTAAACATCATCAAGCTACATTCCCGAAAGGAACGTGGTGTCTTGCAAGGATCGGGTGATGAGCGTTGATGATCTAAAAGTACTGATTGGTTCCAAACTCGATGTGATGGAGTTTCTGGACATTGTTGGTTATGATCTTTGTGATCTTGTAGAAATTATGGAAGACGAAATTGAAGAACACTGGACACAACTCGTGGATGCCTGCTCCTGAGCAGCATTACAAAAAAAGCTACTTAGTGCGTAAAGCACAGGAACTAGAAGCAGAAGAGGAAATTAAAGATTATGACGGAGAAAACGATATACTCCCCACGCCTACCCCAGAAATGTCCTATTCACAAGATGTGGATACGCAAGGGTAAATGTGAACAATGCCTTATGGCAGAAGATCGTCGTCGCAAAGCTGCTGAGTTGGAAGCAGGTATTGTTAAACCAAAAATAAAAATAGGTAAATTGTAAATTGTCAAATGAATTCAGAAACTCCTTCGCAGAAAATGTCTTTCGATTTAAATACGCACAAGGACCGGGAGACACATGGGCCAAGCTATCCGAGCGTCTTGTCGAAGACGTTACAGGAACTAGGAACGGAACATGCGCAAATCTCATGTCAGATGCAGATCGTAAGGAGCGTACAGAACACATACGAGCTATGCGCTTCCTACCCGGGGGTCGCTACTTGTACTATGCTGGACGGCCCTACAATGCATACAATAAATGATATCTTATCCGAGCCGAAGAAGATACCCGAGAAGAGTGGAGTAACGTAACATGGCGAGCTATGTCTTGTCTGATGACTGGGGGAGGAATTGGAATTGACTACTCTCGACTTCGAGCGTCTGGTAAGGCGCTGTCAAGAACTGGAGGGACAGCTTCGGGGCCAATCCCTCTCATGTCAGCAATCAACGAAATTGGACGAAATGTTATGCAGGGTGGCTCACGTCGCTCGGCTATCTATGCCTCGCTCAACTGGCAACACGAAGATATTAATCAATTCCTCAGCATTAAAAACTGGTCCGATGTAGTTAAAGAACAGAAGCTTAAGGATTTCAATTTCCCCGGTCCTCTGGACATGACTAACATTAGCGTCAACTATGATGATGCTGCTCTGGTAGGTGGATTGGAAAACAATCCAGTCTTCTTGAAGAATGTACGTCAGGCTATGGAGACAGCAGAACCGGGGTTTAGTTTCAACTTTGGTAGTAAACAAAATGAGACATTACGCAACGCTTGTACGGAAGTTACGTCGGAAGATGACAGTGATGTGTGTAACCTTGGTTCTATTAACCTCGCTAACATTGACTCTATTGAGCAACTACAGCGTGTTGTGGAGTTGGGTTCAAAGTTCCTTGTTTGTGGCACCCTTCGTGCTGATCTACCTTACGATAAAGTGTACCAAGTTAGGGCTAAGAATCGTAGACTTGGGTTGGGACTTATGGGAATCCACGAGTGGCTCCTCAAGCGTGGATATGGTTACGAAGTAACACCAGAACTACATGAATGGCTAAAGGTATATGAATCAGAATCTAAACGAGCAGCAGATGAGCATTGTGACCGCTTCTATATTGGACGCCCAGTCGCATATCGAGCAATTGCACCAACAGGAAGTATCGGTATCCTTGCTGGTACAACTACTGGAATTGAACCGTTGTTTGCAGTTGCTTATAAACGACGTTTTCTTACAGAGGGCACAAAATGGAAATATCAATATGTCGTGGATGGAACAGCCAGTCTACTCATTAATCAATTCGGAGTCAAACCAGAGTCCATCCAGTCCGCTCTTGACCTAAGTGAAGACTATGAAAAGCGAATTAAGTTTCAAGCCGACATACAAAAATATGTAGATATGAGTATTTCATCTACAATTAATTTGCCTGCTTGGGGTAGTAAGATGAACAACGAAAGTACAGTGTCTGATTTTGTTAAAGTACTGGCAAAATATGCTCCTGAACTCCGTGGCTTCACTTGCTATCCAGATGGATCACGAGGAGGTCAACCCCTCACTGCTGTTCCGTATGCAGAAGCCCTGCTCCATAAAGACGTTATTTATGAAGAGACACCAGATATCTGTGAATTTACAGGGCATGGAGGTTCTTGTGGCATATAACGCTGAGTATTATATTGAAAATAAAGAAGCTTTTGCTAAGAGGAGTAAATCTTGGAGAGAAAACAATCCAGAAAAAGCTAAAGCAAACAGACGTAGGAATTATTTAGAAAACAAAGAACGAAATATTCAGTATTCCACTATTTATAATCGTCTTAAAAAGACTGGAGTTACTGATGAGCAATACCAAACTCAATTACTAAAACAACAAGGGGTTTGTGCTATTTGTGGTAATGGGTGTTCTAAAGCATTAGCAGCAGATCATAACCATGAAACAAAAGAATTTCGTGGTTTGTTGTGCAATGCTTGTAATCGTGGGATAGGCTATTTAAAAGATGATATTACTTTGCTGCAAAAAGCAATTGACTACTTAAAAGGAACAAAATGATTTCAGAATATGATTGGTTGATTTTTAATAAAGCCATGTGGCATGATCGAGAATTGGATGCTCGGTGACGCTCGTACTTGAACTATTCAACGGCATTGCCTTTGGCATTGAGCATGTTGTAGGAGAAGAGGATGATGACTTCTCTTGGATGATTGCGGTACACATCTTGTGTATCCGAGCCTGCTTCTATAAAATGTAGGCAAAAGAAAGCCCCCATATCCGTAACAGGACTGGGGGCTTTTTTACGTCTATAGATTCTTGAATTGATCCCGTTCACTATTCCGACGAGAGGTAATCTCAACAGGAATATGCCAACGGTCAAACTCAGCAGCAGCACCTACAAAGTCTTTCAGGTTAATCTTCTTCAACATTGTGGAACGTTGGAATGCACCAACGCCCACATTGAAGATGAAGCTAACCAAGGCATCATACTGATTTTGATTCAGTGCAACCTTGACGTTGTAGTTGATACAAGCCTCACATTTAGCTACATCCTTACGCAAGGTGTCTTGTACTTGCTGGTCAGTCCAGACAAGTCCTGCAACCACTTCAGGTCCAGTGTGACCAACTCCAATGGTCCAGATACCCTTAGTATCCTTGTAGGCTTTGTGTCTAACTCCTTCACGGAGTCCAAGGACTTCTAGTCCCTTTGGAGAGGTATTCATTGATGTTCCATTCGTCGTTGTAGAGACATAATACGTGTGATACTCTTACTAGCAGAGTCGCGTAGCAAGGCACGGGTATTGGGGTCCATGTTGATTGATTCAATAGCACCGTTGATGGTAGCAATCATTGTATCTGGGTCACCTTCGTTATCCAGATACTTCGATACATACACATTAATTGGATTACCATGTGCCAAGGCAAAGGTCATTCCTGCAACAGCAGTATCACGCTTATCTTGGAAGGTCTTATCAATCTTACCCAACTGATACTCACGTTCCTTTTGTGAAGATTCATTGATACCAGTGATACCAACCTTCTTGAAAAACTTATCTGTAGAGTTCAAAACTGCAGTAGCTCGGGTAGCTTTATCTGGGTCTTGGCTTAGGGCCAAATCACCGTTGGTATACCAAGCATCTTTCAATAGGCCTTGAAGCATAGGAGGTGCCCAAGCTAGTCCTGCTGCCTTAAGGTGAGGTTCGTCTTGCTTGACGGCTGCACCATAAGCAGTTGTAGCCAAAGAACCCAACTTACTGCCACCAGCAAAAGCTACGTCAGAAGCCTTGTTAGCCAACACATCACCCAAACCAACACGCTTAGATATATCTGCACCTAGCATAGTGGGAGCACCATGAGACATTACATAACGGAACTTCTCATCGTCAGCACCTAGAGCAGCAGACACCTTAGTAGAGGCATCCATAACATCCAGAGTCAAGCTACGTGGATTACCTAGTTTACTTGTGATGGTGTCATAGATGGACTCCCATTGCGAGTAGAAGGGCAAGCCCATTACACCAGCAATGGTGATGGTTGTAGCCATCTGAGTCAACAGAGGGATAGCATTACCAGTAGCAGGAATCTCTCTTGCCAGCATAGACCAGCGTGAGATTTCATTGTAACCAAAGCTCTTCAAGTTATATGCCATAGAACCCACTGGTCCTAATGCGTCATAGATAGCTGGCTTTTCCAATGCACCGTAGTTGTTCATTGTTTGGTCAGTTAGGCGGTGAGCTTGTTCATACAAGCCTTCCTTAACCTTAAGACCAGAGTCATCCATCATCTTCACATAGGACATGAACACCTGTGCACGAGTAGCAGTTTCAACTAGAGCAGCAGGACGTTGTGTGAAGTAGTTGGTATAGTACATTCCACCCTTGGTGGTTGTATTACTATGCTCAACCATATCAGTTGCATACACATGGTTTTCTTTAGCGTAGCTAATGGCTCCCTTTTCCACAGTAGACAACTTAGCGGGGTCAAACCTTGCTTTAAGCAGAGTAGCACCAGCAGAAGTCATATAGTCTAGACCACCAGAGAAGATCGTTGCCTTGGGAGCAAGACCTCGACCACGCAATAGAGCAGTCATGGCGGGCATAGCTGCTGGACCTTGAATCAACTGAATAGCCAAGAAACTAGGATTCAGCGATAGCATTGCGGTGTTAACACCGGCCTTAGCCATACGCATTGCACCACGGATGTTAGAAGGACCAACACCTGTGGCTTCGCCAAGGGCATTGAATACTTCTTCCACAGCCCTACCAAAGCGACTAGGATTCAATCCCAGAGCATTCTGCATATAGGCTTCTGACATCTTAATGGCATTACCTTGTTTGGTAACCACACCATCATTACGCAAGACCTCATTGACTTCCTTAGCTGCTTCTGCCAGATGACTCCAGTTGTAAGCACCCTCGATGTACTTGGTTTGGTTCTCAAAGAACTGCGTAGCATTCTTGTTCTCTTCAATCCAAGGCTTACGACCTTCCATACCCCAGACACCCTTCTTCTGCATGGTGTGTACTTGCATACCCATGTAGTTAGATGGATCATCCTTAGCTACTTCTTTCAAAGTATCCAAGAAAGCTTGTACGTTAGGGTTGTTCTCACCAATGGTGTCCAATGCTTCCTGAAAGGCTTCATGTGGAGTTCCCTTGGTAGAGCCAGTACGCATGGTGGTGTCTTTTAAAGGACCGAACTCAAGTGTTGGGTCTTTGGCCAACATCTCCTTCTCGATCTTCTCCAGAGTCCAACCAAGGCGTCCAGCCTTACGGTCAGCAGCAATAGCACCAACCACAACCTTTTCACCATTGATTGTCTTGTAAGCTACCTTGCGGTAGTCACCAGCCAAGTTCATAGCGGAGTAACCAGCACGGGCAGAGATGGGCTTCTTACCAACTGCTTCACGAGCAGCGTTAATCTTACCCATTACATCACCCATGATTTGTTGGTGAGTGGTGATGAAATCTTGCAGCTTGGTTGATAGACCGTACTGCTGCATCATCTCAGTAGTGATAGCTTTCTGGTTCAAGTCAGCAGCATTCAATAGCGTGAATGCATCTTGATATTCAGCCTTACTTAGATCACGTAGTGACGAAAGGTATTCACCATGCAGCTTCTCACTAATTTCAGCTTTAGCTCTAGAGTCAGCTTGCAAGAAACGATCCACAGTGAAGTGAACCACAGGATTGTCAACCTTACTCTTCAAGTAGGTTCCACCCTTGGTCAACAAAGTAATTCCCTTTTGCAAAGCATTCTGTGACACATCACCAAACTTCATAGCCAGTTCAATTGCTTCCTTAGGAGACTCAATCATGGCATTACCAATGTCTCGTAGTGCATCCTTAACCCCGGGGATTTTAGAGAAGGCGTTAGTCTTCTGCTTATTACCCCAAGACATTAGTAGCTTACCACCTTGGTTGCCACCAACCTTATAGTTTTGAGCAGCATCCATGACACGTTGTGCAATGGTGGGGTCAGTGATGTTACCTAAGATTTGATTAGTAGGAGAACCAGAACGAATACGTGCAGCTTCTTGTTGAACAAAAGCTTCCACTTTCTCTGGATACTTGTTCTTCCACAAACTCCAAGCTTCTTTCGATGTTTTACCAGATGGTTCTATTTTACCGCCAAAATCGTCATGCCAAGCTTTGTATAGAGCAGAACCTACACCAGAACCTTTATGCTCGTCTGCAACTTTAACAATGTCAACAGAAGCACTCTCACCAATTTGTTTAGCTTGTTCTGGGGTAATGTTAGAGACAAGGCGACCAACTGGATTACCATTACGATAAGCTTTATATTCACCATCCTCTTTACGCACCTCAACCTTTGAGCGGTTTTCACCGAAGTATACTCCCCCTCTTTGGGACTTTTTTGTGGCACGACCCATCTTACCAGAGTACTTCTCATTAATTGCCTTGACAGCGGCAGCACGTTCCTTAGAACCTAGTGGATGAGTGATGGATTGAATCTCACGTTCCTTAGCTCCTTTAGCAAGAGCAGCCTCACGTTTAGCTTGATCTTTAGCCAAAGCCTCAGCGTGTTTACGCTCTGCAGCGGCCTTAGCAGCAGCAGTGGATACTTCCTCTGTCGCAGCCTTTTCACGAGCTTCTATGGCCTTCTGGGCGTCTTCCTGAGCCTTCTTGGTACGTGCCTCAGACTCTAGATGCTGGTCACGCATCTGTTGAATCTTTTCCTCATTAGCAGCACGACGTTCAATTAGATCAATACGTTCTTGGGCTAGTTTAGCTTTCAACTCACGGGCAACAACTTCCCTAGACTTAGTAGGGGCTTCGTCCATAAGACGGCGTACCTCTGCTTCAAACTCAAGGTTAGCGTTACGAGGTTGACCAGCTTCATCCAAAGCCCTCTTACCTTCAAACTGACTCTTGACTCCACTCATAGCATCGTCAACGGCCTTCTGACGGGCTTCAACAGCTTTCTGAGCTTGTTCTAGTTTAGCTTGCTCTTCCAGCATGTGAGCATGGGTTTCCTCAATCTGAGCACGATGTGCATCTTCTTGAGCAATACGTTCAACATGGGCTTTGTGTGCTTCGGACGGACTAGAGTCCATGTTCTTAGCAGCAGCTAGGTCAGCAGCCTTCTGGTCTGCTTCAATCTTAGCAAGGTAAGCAGAACGGACGTTGTGATCTTTAGCACGTTCATCCAACAGGTCTTGAGCAGCTTGTGTCTTACCACTACCCTCATCCTTTGTCAAGCGATCATAGAAGCTTTCCATTGGACCTTGTGGTGTCTCAACCTTACCCGGTTCAGCACCGAGGTCACGAGTCATACGAGACATAGGGTCTTCTTTAGTAAGATTACCCAATTCATCAGGACGATTGAAAGCAGATTGACGAGCAAGTTCCTTTTCACGCAAAGCAGCCTCATAGGCTTGCTTGCTCATATCCATACCACTACGTGTGTCTACAATAGGCTCTACAGGGGCTACAGGAGCCTCCACAGGCTTGTTCAACTCAGCAGCTAGATTACTAGCAGGACGAACCTTATCGGCCTTACCAAAGCGCATCATGTTCTTACCCACGGCACCTAAAATTGGAGACAAGGTATTAGCATAAGGCAAACCTTGTACACCAGTGGCAGCAGGAATAAGGACATTACTAGCTACATCACCAACAACACCAGCATATTCCTTACCCTTCTCACGAGAGGGTTCGTATGTCATGGCTTCCATGTTAGCAGCATACTGCTTCTCGAAGTCAACGTTCTTAGGATCGTTGAGCTTCTGTAGACCAGCAGGAATCCAGCCCACTGCTCCACCCACAGCACCTGTGACAGCGGTAGCAGCAGCTTGACCCAAACCAGTCGCCTTATCCAACCAACCTTCACCATCTCCAATGTCAGGAGTAGGAGCAGCAGGAGTAGCCTTTAGGCGTTTACGAAGCTCTTGATTAATATCTTCATCGGTATGACCATCTGCCTTAGCAATGTCATATTTAAACCCGGTACGACGTGCTGCCTCAGCGTTAACTTCCGCCAGAGAGTAGCCATCTTTGAGTGCAGCATCCATATCCATGTTTAATAAGCTCCGAGAGGTTTCTTAGTAGTACCAGCACCAACGCTAGGTGCTTCTTTATTTTGAATGTCCACCTTAACTTTGGTAGGATCATTTGGATCACGTATGATACGACCTTGTAGACCTTGATTGAGTGCAGCAGCCTTTTGGTCAACAACAGCAGTGTCTTGTTTCAATTGAGCAGCAAAGGCTTGTCGATCAGTATCAGTCATAGATTCATGGGTAACTGGATTCATACCAGAAGTCAATGCACCTTGAATAGCGCCAACACGAGACGCAGGAGGCAGCTTGTTCCAAGCAATGTAAGGATCAGTAGGAACCTTAGCTGCAGCAGCAGGACGTAGTGCAGCAGCTTGGGTAGTTGCATCTCCCTTGATGTTGGCTACATTCTGGGCAGTGATGGCAGCTAGTTCCTTCATACCACGGTTCTGGATTGTCTTAGCAACTGCTCCACCAACCTTACCACCAACCAAGTCAAGCAACATAGAAGTCTTTTGAATCTCTTCTGGATTACCACCCTTGATTGCATCCATGTGAGACTGCAAGATTTGATTACCAAGTTGTGAGTACTGATCGTCACTCATCTGTGCCCTAAGCTTTTCCCTAGCAGCAGCAAGGGCTTCTTGGTGTGTCTGTTGTGCAGTATCTAGTTTGAGTGCATTAGTTTGGTTATCAATAACAGAACCATCATTAAGCAAACCAGTACGAGTAATGTCCTGTCGTTTTGCATCAAGCAAAAGAGGATTCATCTGAACTGCTTGGTTATTAGCAATAGCTTGTTGAGCAATGGTGTTCTCATTACCCTTGTAGGCTTGGTCACGGAACTGGGCAGCTAAGTCTTGGTTCAACTGACCTTGCATGTAGGACATGGGATTCCATGCCCCATAGAGGTCGTTTAGACCTTGCTGTGTTGGGAGATTAGCTTGTTCCATATTTTAATAATCGTCAAAAATGTCAGTGCCAGAGGGCTGATTATAAGGCATAGGGTTGCTATCAGAACCAGTTGTATAGTCTTGGTAGTTACCACCATAGCTTGCGTAAGGACTCTCGTTAATCGGCTGGTTAACAGCACCGCCTGTATCGTAGCCCATGTAGTTATCCTCACCTCCAGTTGTATAACCAGAGTAATCACCACCACCGCTATATGGGCTATCTACCATTGGTTGTTGCATACCAGATTGGTCACCACCGCCCATAGAGGGGAACATACTACCTAATCCCTTAGCAGCCCAATCAGAGATGCCTTGGTTGATAGCAGGAAGGATACCAGTCTGTTGTCCAACATTGAACAAACTACCTAGCTGTTGACCACGTACTTGAGCTTGTCCAGTAGCAGCATTAATCTTTTGTTGATTAGCATTGCTACGAGCAGTGTTGTACATGTTAGCCATATTAGCTTGCTGTTGTAGGTATTGACTACCCTTATCAGCAAGGTTAGCTTGTAGCTGTTGCATTCGTGGACCATACTGGCTATTACGTCCTGCCTTAGCATCGTTAGCAGCAAGCTGACGTTGCATCTGTAGGGCCTAAGGAGAGTCCTGACCATACATAGCTGCCAAGGTAGGCATATTGTCCATTTGAGTCTTGAGGCTATTAGCCTGACTCTCAGCATCTGCACCAGCAGTACTATATGCGTCGGCAACATTGTTGCCATTAATCAAAGCACCGATACCACCACCAATAGCGCCAGCAGCACCATAACTAGGTTGTTTCAAACCTTGAATGTGTCCTACTAGTTGTTGAATTAGTTCGTCAGCAGTAGCCATATTATTTCCTTATAGAAGCCCTACGGCCCATTTGTTGTCCAAGAGATTTACCAAACATGCCGAGATTAGCCCCAGCTTGTCCTGTTCCACCAATAGACCTACCGACAAACTGTCCAGCTAGTCCACCAATAGACGGGGCAATGTTCTTACCTGTTCCGTAGTCCAAAGCCATACCAGCAACCGCAGCAGGGTTACCAGTAATACCATTTTTATTTAGTGCTCCTGACAAAGCAGCACCATAGTTCTTGTTGTAGAGGTTAGCAAGAGAACCCACATAACCACCAGCACCTTGTAGACCAGAGGCTACAGCATGACCCAATCCCATATTAGGGTTCTTCTGGTACTTGTCGTAAGCCTGTAAACCACTGATTGCCATCCGCATTGGGGCAGGCATCATAGCACTTGTGAGGGCGCTTCCTACTGTTCCTATAGCGTTACCAACCAACCCCATTCGATCTGCTTGTTGAGAAGGTGTTTCCTTATCAAAGCTAAAGCCACGGTGGATGCCCAATCTATGGAGCAAACCTGGAGATTCTTTTGCGCCAGCAGCATCAGAGGCACTCTGTGCTTGATCGTTGTTCTGTACGTTGAATTGAGAACCCGTAGTATAACCAGAGTACATCTGTCCAAGGGACTTTTGCATCTGTGGCATTTGAGTCAAGCCCTGAACAAAGTTAGGATTCTTGTTATCAAACTCCATCTTGTTCAAAGCAAATTGTTGCTTTTGAACTAGTCGTTGATTCTCTGCCTCATCAGCAAGCTTCTGTGCTTTGTCTTCTTCTGTTTCAATAGGTTGTTGCTGTTGCTGTAGCCATGCAGGAGCATCTCCACCAATGACACCAGTATTACCACTGTTACCAATATATTGCTTATCTACATTAGGAGTATTAGGGTCAAAGCCAGAGTAACGACCACCCCAAGCTGAAGCATCGTTATTACCAAAGCTATTGTTATTGTTACCAGAGTTCATGGAACCAGATGAACCATCTGATCCCCCAGTGCCCCAACTGTCCCTTAGGACATGATGTCTAAATCTCAAAATATTCATATCACATCCTTGTAACAGTCAGTAAGACTGATGGAGCAGCAGGGCGAGTTGGAGAGGTTTGTGTTCCTGTTGCTGTAACTTGCATTTGACTATCTGGACTACTCATCATAATCTCAAAGTAATCATTTACAGCCACTTCTTCTAGAAGGGTATGGGCAGTCGCTACACGCACATTGTTACCACTGAGGGTTACAGTAGATGCACTATTAGTGATATCAGTTCCATTTCTCCTAAACCAGAAATCTACTGTTGAAGTAGATGCATTTGCTTTACTAAACTGCATATCCACATCTATTACATAAAGACCTGCTGTAGCAATTACTATTCGTGAAGTTGGTGTTCCAACAGAAACACTATTACTATACTCTGTACCATTAAAAGTCAACGCAGTTGCTGTATTAGCAGCAGTAACTGTTTGGCTAACATTACTATAGAACCCACCATATACTGGAGTATGTACTTTGTTATAATCACTCGCTGACAAATGGTAATACTCATTTGTAGTACCTCCTTGTTTAGACAGCAAGTCATTATGGTTACCAGCACCCAAACTAGAATACTGAGCAGCAGTTAGGTGGTAATACTCATTGGTCGTTCCACCTTGGAATCCAGTCAAGAGATTATGACTACGGGTAACCAAATCAGCGATGGAGCTACCTGCCTTGTCAATTAAACTCCAAGACACAGAGCCTGAGGTTGACAAGAGGGTGTAGAGTTGGTTGTACCACGCAGTCCAAGCAAAGTCTCCACTAGCTGCTCTTGTCGGAGGGGGAGGAAGTCCACCAGCCATTATTGATTACCTTTGTTAATATCAACCTCAAAGGCTTCTAGACGAAGCAAGTAGGGTTGTGAATAAGAAATCTTGAATGCCCTACGACGGAACCTACCTAATTGAGCTATACATGGGAAGTCATAGTCAAAAGATAAGTCTCTTGCAGTAGACCACGTTTGGTAGTCATCATCAGTCCAAGCTATTTGTAACGTATTACCTGTACCAAATGAATCTGGAATGTCACCAATCAATGTAAACCTAGACATAAACTTCATGTTGAAGGTATCAAAGTCATACTTAGGAGTGACAACCTGACATAAGAAACCATCGCCATCGTCAGTATGATTGTCTTCACTCAAAGTGTAAACATCACCATCAGAGATGTGCTGGATGTATGCAGTACCATTAGGACCGTCTGTGCCATGCCTACCGACAAAAGCTTGTGATCCATCTGTACCAGAGGTCCAGTAACTCCACATCTTAGTATCAAAACTATACACAACAGTAATTGTGGTTAGGTTGATGATGTAAAGCTTCTGTCCAGATACTCGTGAGCAATGAGCTACAGCAGTAGCTAGGTTAGCACCTTCTGCACGGAAGATCGAACGGATAGCAGGAGTACCAATCTCAGTTCCTTTGAAACCGTCAATGGTCCAGACTGTGTGTCCACCGTTACCAGTTTCACCAATCAAGATAACTTCCTTCTCAGTCTGTATCACAGAGGCAGGAGCCGCTGTACCAAACTGCTGAACAGCAGAGTCATGTCGTGCTAGGGGAGACGTAGCACCAGCAGCATCATAGAAGTATTCAACTGACTGAGCACCAACAGCATAAACGTAGTTGTTATTCTTAGTAAGGGCTACAATCTTATCTGGATACATTTCAGCAGAGATATAATCACCTGCTGTCCATACAAGGGGTAAATCTGGATTAGAGTTATAAATATCTTGTGTTCCTGCTTTAGCTAGGAACAGATAGCCATCCAATACCACAGGCATTGGAATGTGTGGGGATGGGAAGTCTACAGAAGTAATTGTAGTAGGAACTACGGAAGGACCAGTCCAAACATAACCCTTAATACCATCTACCATAATGAGAGTGTTAGTTCCAGTGGAGTTAACATGCTCAGAGAATCCAACTTCACCAGTAGAAGTAGTCAGGGTAGTGATCAATGTACTGTTGCTGTAAACTTTATCACCAACCACAGAGATTACATAACCTACACCAGAGACAACCCAGTAGTAGCAACCACGACCAACACCAGCAGTGGTGGTGATCGAAGCAGCTAGTCCGGGACGACTCTTAACAAAGATACGCTGATTAACTTGGTCAGGAGTATCTAGTACTTCAACCATCATATTAATCAATCTAGCATCTTTGTTCAATAAAGTACCACTACGCTGTAGCGGATTAATAACAAAGTTAAGCCGCTTAGTTTCGTATGTGGAGATTGAGGGCGACTTAGAATATGCCATTATTTACGCCAATCTGCATTAGGCATGAAGAACAAAGAACCTTCTTCTGTACCAAAAGACATTGCCTGTTGATGGAAGAACTCAGCTACTTTCTGCAACTCTTGACGGTCAATGATGGGAGTTCCATACTCATATGACAAACGCCAAGCTAGTCCAAAGACAAGAGCTTCTGTCCAATAAGGAGGGAAGTCAAAGTCATCTGTAGCTGTGGTCATATCCTCAAAGGGACGTTGGTAGGTTAGTTTGATAACCGTGTTAGAGTCGCTAGGAGTGGGCCACAGGTTCAGAGTACCGTAGGTAGAGAATGGTTGGTAGAATGCATTAACTGGTTCACCAGCAGTTGCATTGACAGGAAGTAGGTTGAAGTCGTAGTGGGTTTTAATCTCCAAGGGAACATTAGTAGCTCCGGTAGATTCAACGCGAGAGGCTTGGATAACCTTCAACGGCATTGGAGTATCTATCGTTTGACCTGATCCGATGTTGTAAGAGGAAGTACCCGCAACCGTAGTCAGCGTGTAATCCTTGATTGCCCAGACAGGCATACCATCTACTTGAAAACCCTTAATCATGGCATTCAATGCTTCTGCAGCAGCAGTTGTCTCAAAGGCAGCAGGTAGGCTGCCACCAGACAATGCAACTAGTTTCCTCAGTGCTGCATTAATAACAGCGTCACGTTTAAGTGACCAAGTGGTTGTGCCTGACGTACTCATTTCATTCCTTACTTATGTGTTACAGCAGCAGCGCCGTTAACCTTTTCAATTGTTCGTAGTCCACCAAGGCCAAGCATACCAAGTAACACTGGCATCATTTCACCTATGTCTGCTGGAGCCATGTTTAATACAACGCCCGAGTATGCTGCAGCGAATAGCGCAATCTTCAGCCCAATCCAATTCCAAGCACATGCTAGTCCACACACCCATCCGATGAATGGGCGCCATCCCGACACAAATACCGAAGGGGATTTGGCTTCCTCTTTATTAATGTCGATCTGGCCTTGAACAACCATAACAGCAGCAGCAATTTGCTGCTTCTCTTGTTCTGATTTATCAGGCCATATCTTGTTAACGATGGTGCTAGCAAAGTCTGCTACAGCACCGATACCAGTTATGTCCGCCATTATTTGTCTGCCTTATTATCCAGTTTGTCTCGAATGATTTCAAACATAGCCCTGATTTCAGAGGTGAAGAGTTTGAAGTCATCCTTTGGTGTATATTCCTTGGCAATCTCAATCTTGAGGTTTGCAAGGTCTTCTTTGAGTTCTTGTGTAGCTGACCACACAATGCGAGAGAACCATCCCATAGCTAGTAATCCTGAAGAGAATAAGATTTTCAATAGATCATCAAAATTCATGTAACGGCCTTTATATGTGGGTATCCAGTTGCTCGATTTATTTTCTTTGCAATTTCGATACAGAGTTGATGATCTGGGTGGGAAGGATCATGGCATATTGTTTCTAGCATATCAGAAACTGTTCGTTCTTTACCTTGTGGACCACGACCTATCACTGCTCGAAACGTTGTACGAGCAATGATTAAATCTACTGGATAGGCTAACAAAGCAGCTAAGATATGGAATACATATCGGCTACCGCCCTCCACACATTTGAGGGCAGGGACCAAGAGGAGGATAAGAAGGTCGATCATGGGCTACTCGTATAAGATGTTCCACGAGCCAGCATCAAACGTGTCTGATGTAGACAACTGGATGCGGTCTAACACGTTCCCAATATCAACCGCATAAGCGCCCATCGATGTTGCGTTGTTTGCGTAGTGGCCTACATTGCTTGCAATGGCCCAAGCTGTGCTTGAGATTCTGCTGATTACTGCCTGCCCTGAAAATGAAGCAGACGCCAGCCCATAAGCACCAATGGCTGCATAGGTGGTTGGCGTCACCACCGAGACAGCCCCCGCGTTAACCAGCGCTGCTGTACTGCCACCGTAACCCGTCGCAGCAATTCCGCCAGCGGTGGAGCCAAGCTGCAAATAGATGTTGATGATGCCGTTGGTACTCACACCGATGAATGACACGGTAATGCGATTCACCCAACTAGGGATGCCGGTGAAAGTAGAAGATGATCCAGACAACGTTTTTGCAGTGCCAAGCGTCAAAGCTTGAGGTAATACTGGCTGACTGCTGAATGTCTTCACGCCTGCAATGGTCTGCGCGCCCGTAAGTGCTACACTTCCGCCAGTCACAAAAGCAGTCGTTGCAACCTTTGTGCTGTTGTCCCCTGCGGTTTGGGTTGTAGCGGTAGCTGCGCCGAGCGCGGGACCGGCCAGGCTGGTGATGTCTGTATTTGCACCAGAAGCCGCAGCGACTATTGTTGTTCTAACGCCAGCAGCATCTACATCATCCATCATAGTGCCTGCAAAAGTAGATACAGTGGGTAGGTCTGCTGTTTTTATTAGTAGGGCCGGTAAGGATGTGTAAGTTGCTGTATTAACATCATTTAGCCAAGGAGAGTCAATAACTGTCCCAGATGTAAAAGTTTTACTTGTCATGTTATCCTACTTGAGTAGATTGTAAATCAAGCAAAGCCTGATATGTCATAGGTTGGTAATCGGCTTTCATACAATCAGCAGTACCCATATCTGCATAAGCAGAACTAGTCCATATTGTACAGAAGAAGATAAAAGTATCCGTTGTGGTTTCAGGTCGTGGGATAGGCACATATTGCTTATCACCACGCACCTTCAAAGAGAGTTGTGGATGCTTATATTCAAAGTCCTCTTTGCATACGAACATCCCATCCCAGCGTTTACGCATGGTAGAGGCTTTAAACTTTCTACCACACGAGTCGCATATCGCGTTATAATCACCTAGCTTAAGCCAGTTCTGCATATTAAATTCCTTATTTAATGGGTCTTAGCTAGGGGCTAGACTATAAGCACATCTGGA